TACTCCTCAAGAAAATTTACAAAAGGTTTGGAGACAAGCACGATCTCTTTAGACTTTTTGAGCGATACCGCAGCAGCTAACGTAAACGCAACGCTACAAGCTGCGTGGGGTACGACCGTACCTATTACGCTAAAGCAAACTAGCGCAACTACGTCAGCTACTAACCCTCAGTACGCAACTACCATCCTGGTAAATAACACGACAGATATTAACGGCGCCGTCGGAGATATCGGTACTCAGAGCATCACGTTTACGTGTAACTCACCAATCGTAATTACAACCGCACCATAACAAACTAACAAAGGGGCAAAAAATGGCACGACTCAAAATAACAAGGGCTACAGGCGAGGTAACAGAGCATCAAATCTCGCCGCGAATTGAGTACGCCTTTGAGTTATATGCAAAAAAAGGTTTTCATAAAGCCTTTAGAGATGACGAGAAACAGAGCGACGTTTATTGGTTAGCGTGGGAGTGCCTACGTACATCCGGCGAAACCGTAGCGATGTTTGGGGCAGAGTTTTTAGATACCTTGGCAAAAGTCGAGGTACTAGACGACTTACCTTTAGCTTAGGGCGCGGCTCTCTAACTCATTTGGTAGCGCAACTATCAATACGGTTAGGGGTCGCGCCTCAAGCGATACTCGATTTAGATGCCGAGATGTTTAAGATGTTAATAAAAGTATTAAACGAGCAAGCGGAGGAGGCTAGTAAAAATGCCGGTAGCTATAAAAGGCGTACGCGAAACCGTTAAAGCTCTCCGTAGGCTCGATCCTGAAATGTTAAAAGAGATGAACGCCGAGGTACGTGCGGCTATGTTGCCTATCCGGGACAAGGCACGAGGCTACGCGCCAAGTCCTCAGCCCGATAATCTTTATATGTGGCGAGAGGGCAGCGCAGGTAAAACCATAACCGCACGTAACTCGATGTTTAGGACCTTTAATACTGAGGGTCGTTTACGTATGTTTCCACTTTATGATGCAGAGACCGTTAAAAAAGGGATCTATTACTCTCAGGCTCCTAGCAAGAAAAACCGCAACGGATGGCAAGCTCTTTATTTTGTAGCTAATAAGTCTGCCGCCGGTGCCATTTATGAGACCGCCGGACGTAAAAACCCGGGCGGTGATCCTAATAGTAAATCTAATAACCCGGGCGCAGGTGCTCACTTTATTAGCCGTATGGGTCCACTTTACGGAGATAAGCAAGCCGAGCGCGGCCGTATGATCTATCGCGCTTGGAAAGAGGATCAGGGTAAGGCTCAAGATGCCGTATACAGAGCTATAGAGAAAACGGTAGATAATTTTAATAATGGCCGTTACGGTATGGCCACTTACGCATTGGCCGCATAATGGCGTTACCTAATTTAATTGTATCCGCCGCCGCAGAGTGGAACGGTAAAGCCTTATCTAAAGGCTCTAATCAGATTAAAGGTTTTGAGAAAACCGTAAAGAATTTAGGGCGTACCCTTGGCGTAACTTTTAGCGCCGCAGCTCTTTTAAGTTATTCTAAAAAAGCCGTAGCAGCTTATGGCGAGCAAATCGCAGAGGCTAAGCGCCTCGATACCGCTTTACGTAACTTAGGTTTTAATTTTGCTACCGCCGAGGCAGAGGGTTACATCGATGCTATAGAAAAGGCTACCGGTGTTAATCGCGACGTGCTCCAACCCTCATTTATCCAATTAGCTCAGGTAACTAGATCTACCACTATTGCTCAATCGATGCTCAACACCGCACTCGATGTAAGTGCCGGTACGGGTATGGATCTAGTCTCAGCTACAAAAATCCTAAGTCAGGCATACGTAGGAAATCTAAAAGGCCTACGCCAATTAAATTTAGGTTTAACTCAGGCAGAGTTAGCCGGTAAGTCATACCTTGAGATCGAAAAACTTATCGCGACACAATACGCAGGCCAATCTAAAAACGCGGCAGACTCTTACGCAGGATCGGTAGCTCGCCTTAAGATCGCCGCAGAGCAGGCAAGCGAGCAGATCGGCGGAGCTCTGGTAACCTCTCTAGGTACATCTGCCGGCGGTATGGATAAGCTGATCGATAAAGTCGATGGCGCGGCCGACTCTATCTCGGGCCTTATCACTAACACGGCGTACCTAACTAAAGAGCTAGGTAACTTATTCTCAAGCATCCCGGGCGCAGGTGTTTTAGACGATGCCTTTAGAGGATTAAAGAATTATCTCGGCAGGTTTTCTATTGGTGCCCTGCGCACAAATGTAGATAAAGTTTTAGGCCGCCAAGGCGGTTTTCCTCAAGGTTTACCTGCGGACCTTAAGAATTTTCAGGCTCAAACTGAAAAGACTAAGATGGACAAAGAGGCTCTTAAGCGCCAAAAAGAGCTCATCGCTTTACAGAAAAAAGCGCAATTAGCAGAGAAAAATAAACTTTCGTTATCAAAGGCCGCCTCGGTTTTTGATACTACCCGTGTCTCACTAGCTGCGGCTCTTAAGGCTACCTATGACAAAGAGACACGCCTGCGCCTTGAGGCCCTTATGGCTATCGAGGACGATAACGGAGAGCTCGCTCTACGTAAGATTAGCGAGTTAGCAGCGCTGCAAAAAAACGCAGACCTAGCAAAATTGGCAGGCGTTAAGGAGATTAGCGACTCGACTCTTTTATCTATTAACACTCAGCTATTAGCAGAGCTCAAGGCTATTAACGATAGCAAGATGGCCGAGGCCGATAAAGAGATTTTACGCGAGGAAGCCTTTAAGAAGTACAACGCTGCTATTACCGCAGCCGGTGAGTTAGCTGCAAAAGAGCAATATAGCGAGCGCGTACAGATCCAACTTACCGAAATCGCTCGCCTTGCATCTTTGAGCAATACGACGAGTGCTCTAAAAACTGAGGTTTTACTACGCGAGTCCGCCGAGCTATCAATGATCGGCCGAGTAGCCAAGGCACAAGCTGAGGCAGATGCCGCACGACTCAAGGCCCTACAAGATTATTTAGATTTACTCGCTAAAGGCGGCTCAGGCACTCCGGGCGCTCCCGATACAGGTGGAGGCAATAGAGGCGGCGGAGGACCGGGATCGGTTACGCCTGCATCGCTACAAATTGCAAGCCTTACAGAATTACGTAAAGCCACTACCGTAGGTACAGGTGTAAACTTTTTACTTAAAGAGCAGATCGACGAGCTCAAATCAAATGCAAGTACGGCCTCTTTTATAAATCAAAGCGACGAGCGTACAAAACTTACCGCTATGGGTTTATTTGATAAAGCTGCTACAGGATCTACCTTTGACCCGGGCTCTTTTAGGATGGCTGAGAATAAAATCGAGGTAACTATCAATACAGGCGTGGGAGATCCCGAGGCTATTGTTAGAGCCTTTGAGGATCTACTTAATCAATCAAGTTACAGAGGTACCTCGGTCAATCGCGGCTCAGGGGTTTACACAGAAGCATGAGTACATGGCTCCCCGAGTGGAAAATAATCGTAGGCACAACTGAATATACAAACGTGCTAAGCGTAACTATGGCAACGGGCCGCGATGATGTAGACCTACAATGCAACGCAGGCTACGCACGTATGGAAATCGTAAATATAAATAACTCGGCTTTTGATATTGACGTTACCGATAGCTTGACTTTAGAGCTTAAAAATAGCTCGGGTACATATGTGCCCGTGTTTGGCGGTACGGTATCGGATTTTGGTATCTCGGTCCGATCTCCCGAGGAGATAGGCTTTGTAACGATCGGTAGCATCTTGGCCGTAGGGTCCTTGGCTAAATTAACTAAAGCTCTATTCCCGGATGCCTTGCCTAAAACTGAGGACGGCAATCAGATTTTTGATATTCTTAACGAGCTACTTATTAACTCGTGGTTTGAGGTAGCACCGGCTTTACAATGGTTTGCATATGACCCTACGACTACGTGGGCCGATGCAGAAAACGTAGGCCTTGGCGAGATCGATCAGCCTGGTCTATACGAGATGATATCTCGATCAGCCGAGCCGTTTAGCAGCTATAACTTATGCGCTCAGATCGCACAAAGCGCACTCGGTAATATGTACGAGGATAAGGCCGGGCGAGTATGTTATGCCGATGCCGACCACCGTACGGCCTATCTATCGGCCAATGGCTATACGACTATCTCGGCTAATTACGCTACTCCATCGAGCGTTAAATCAATCTTACAAATAGGCAAGATCCGTAACTCGCTCGTATTTAACTATGGTAATAATTACAATAATCAGGCCACGGCTTTAGATGCCGACTCGATCGCTAACTACGGGCGCTATCAGCGCAGCGTAAGCTCTAATCTGCATAATTTGTCAGATGTAAATGATGTAATGGATCGCGAGTTAGGCTTGAGAGCTATCCCTCGAGAGCAGCTACAGGCTATTACCTTTAGACTAGATAGCGGCGACCTACCGGATGCTGAGCGAGACAAGCTCATAAATGTATTTTTTGGTGAGCCTATTGTTATTAGCGATCTACCGATCAATATGTTTAACGGATCCTTTAATGGCTTTTTAGAGGGTTTTGCTATCCGGGCTACGCCTCAATTTGTGGACATAACGCTCACGCTCAGCCCTACAGATTTCTCACTAGTCGCGCCACAATGGGACACGGTGAGTCCGCCTAGCCTGATTTGGACGGGTGTAAACGCTACACTCATATGGGAAAACGCATTTGGAGGTTTAACGTAATGGCAACTACTACGCCGAATTTTGGATGGCCGGTACCTACAAGCACCGACCTAGTTAAGGATGGAGCTACGGCTATCGAGGCCCTAGGCGACTCCATTGATGCAAGCCTGCTCGATCTTAAGGGCGGCACTACAGGACAGGTATTAAGTAAAACTACCGGTACAGATATGGATTTCACGTGGGTTACTACAGATGATGCTAACGCGATCCAAAACTCTATCGTGGATGCTAAAGGCGATTTAATTGCAGCTACGGCTAACGATACTCCGGCTCGTTTAGCGGTGGGTACAAATGGTGAAATGCTAGTAGCAGACTCAACTGCTGCAACTGGTTTAGATTGGAAAACCGCTACCGAGCAATACCCTTGGCAAACTTGGACGCCGACTTATAATAATTTTACTATTGGAAACGCAACAGTCATAGCGCGTTATCAGCAAATTGGCAAATTAGTTAATGTATTTTATAGCGCAATCTGGGGAACTACTACTTCTTTTACAGCTTACCCGCAAATCTTTTTGCCGGTAACCGCAGCAAGAGGAGGCTACACATCTGGAGTGTGTTATCTACAAGATACAGGCGTGCAGAGTTTTGCTGGTACAAATCTTATCGAAACTACTACTTATTTCCAATTCTCGGCTTTAACAACTTCGGGAGCTTATGGAACACAGGCTTTTTTTGCATCAAATACAATTCCTTTTACTTGGACAAATACAGATCAAATGATCGCGACATTTAGTTATGAGGCAGCGTAATTATGACATTTACATTTAATCCAATGTTTCCTGATGCAACAAATGAGCAAAAATGGGAGCAGATTAAGTTATGGCGTAATGCTGCACTTGCTAAATCCGATTGGACGATGCACACAGATGCACCGACAGATAAAATCGCGTGGGCAACTTATCGCCAAGCGTTAAGAGATTTACCTGCTCAAGGTGGCAAAGCCGACGATGCTACGATCCCGAGTGCTCCGAGTGGAAACTAGTTACAACGGATACCCGGCATCTAAGGATCCGGCAGAGATAAAGATAAAGTCCTACCTCGTAAAGGGTACGGATCGTAAGCTGAGGTGCGCCGAGAGTGTTGGGCCTCTCTTGGCCGCCTTTGCTGCGGAGTTTCACGAGCTAATCGAGCCTATTGATGAGGGCACGTTTGACGATTGGGCATACGCCTACCGCATGGTACGAGGCAACCCTACAAAATTATCGTGCCACTCCTCGGGTACCGCCATTGATCTCAACGCTACAAAGCATCCTCTAGGAAAGTACGACACTTTCCCGGCTGAAAAAATACCAATGATTAGAGCCCTTGCTAAAAAGTACGGCCTTAAGTGGGGCGGCGACTTTAAGAGCAGGCCGGACGATATGCACTTTGAGGTAGAGGTATCGGCTACTAAGGCTAAACAACTAATAGAAAAGTTAGGATTAAAAAATGAATAAAAAACAATTAGAAGCAGCAGCTAAATCATATGCACGAGCAGCGCTCGCATCTGTAGCAGCTTTGTATATGTCCGGTATTACTGATCCAAAAGTATTAGCTAATGCCTTTATCGCCGGCCTCGTAGGTCCGCTACTTAAAGCGGTACAACCAAGCGAGAAGCAATACGGCCTAGGCTCTAAATGATCCGGGCCCTGATAGGGGCGATAGTGGGGACTATCCTCCTATCGGGGTGCGGTTACGATGGGTGGGTAAGATATGAG